ATAAAGTTTCTATTGAAACACTTGTTATTCTTGATAGGATACTTGCATATAAATCTAAGTTTGATAAAAAAATGTCAGATCCTGTATGGGACCAGATATCTAGGAGAATATCTAAGTATTCTCCATTCCTACATATAGATGTATTTCGATATAAAAAAATTCTTAAGGATATTGTTCTGGAGGGTAAATGAGTTTTTTTGATTCTGAACTTGTTCGCGCAGAGATGACTGAAATCAGTGAACTTCAAGATGAAGTTTATAGAAATGTTTTTGTATTCTCTTCTATGAGCATATCTCAAAAGACAAAACATGTAAATCTTTTGGAAAAACTTTTAGATAAGCAAAAAGTTCTTTATGCTAGACTGAGTTTATCTGAAGACCCAGAAGCTATTGAAATGAAAAATCGTATTGTTGAATCTGCTAAACTGATGGGATTACCATCAAATGTTGACATGTCAACCGTATTTAATAATATGTCTAAAATGCTAAACATTATGAAAACTCAAATTGACAACACAGACGATACCGTATAGAATATCGAAGTACCCACACAAGCCAAATCTAAACAATCTAAACAATCTTATGTCTTTTTCAAATCTTAAAAAGCAATCCTCTCTAGGTTCTCTTACTTCTAAACTGGTAAAGGAAGTAGAGAAGATGAACAATACTTCCAGTGGTTCTGACGAGCGTCTCTGGAAACCCGAAATGGATAAGACCGGCAATGGTTATGCCGTAATCCGTTTCTTGCCTTCACCTAATGGTGAAGATCTCCCCTGGGCAAAGATGTACTCTCATGCCTTCCAAGGTCCTGGCGGATGGTATATTGAAAACTCTTTGACTACTATTGGTCAGAAAGATCCTCTTGGTGAATACAATCGTGAACTGTGGAACAGTGGTAGCGATGCTGACAAAGAAACTGTACGTAAGCAGAAGCGTAAACTGTCATATTATACAAACATCTATGTTGTGCAGGATAAAGCAAATCCTCAGAACGAAGGCAAAGTCTTCCTCTACAAATTTGGTAAGAAGATCTTTGATAAACTCATGGAAGCAATGCAACCTGAGTTTGAAGATGAAACTGCTATCAATCCATTTGACTTTTGGGTTGGTGCTAACTTCAAGTTGAAGTTGAAGAAAAAGGATGGTTATTGGAATTACGACGCATCTGAATTTGATCGTCCTTCTCCACTTCTAGATGATGATGATGCACTAGAAGCATTGTGGAACAAGCAGTATTCATTGACTGCTCTTACTGCTGATGATCAGTTCAAATCTTATGAACAACTACAGACACGTTTGAAGATGGTTCTGGGTCAGAAGTCTGCACCACCACGTTATGATGAGGAGACTAACAATGAAGATAATGATCGTGGATCTTATAGTCCAGATTTTTCTTCTCGTTCACAAAAGTCTGAACTTCCTGAAGATGTCAGTGCTCAACTAAATTCTTTAAGTTCTTCCAAGTCTGTTGACTCTGATGAAGATGATGCTCTGTCATACTTCCAAAAACTTGCTGAAGAATGATGGATGGTGCAGTTCATGCATGGAACACCATGAGTTATGGAGAAGGGTTTCTCTTCTCTCTCTCTGGTTGTTAAGAATGTATTACATCAAACTTAGGATGGACAAATACTTTCAATAACTTATTGATATAATCTAATATTATCAGCAGTCTTTAAGGTTTCACTCTTATATTGAGTGGAACCTTTTTTATATGCCATCAATTCTTCAAGATCATCTTTTACAATATTTAAGTATTTTGGTTTGAGTAAGAATATATTTCGTTTATTGTCTTCTACTTTTTCTTCATACTCATAATTTGTGACTGGAGTTGCTATGTCAGCAGTTAAAGTGATACCATTTTCTAAACCTAGGTCAAAGTATGTAAAATTATATGGAGATTGTATATGCAATCCTCCAGGAAACATGATAACTCCTGCAGAATTTTTAATTTCTAGTGATTCGTAATGGTGAATACCATTATATAAAGTATCATAGTCTCCATATTTGTTCAACAAAAAACTATCAAAGTTGTTTTGAACAAGTGGCCATTCTGTTTGAATGTTGAGTATATTGTTTGACAGCAAAACAACCCAATCTAATTTGGAATCTCCATAAAAATCAAACGCAATATTATCAGGTCTATCATCACCTTGAATTTTATATTTTTCAAACACTGAAACATTTTGTATGATGTCTTCGCGAAGTTTTCCTCTTTTAAAAAAGTTTTTTACTATAAAGTAATCACCAATTTTTGCATCAGGAAGTCTGCTAACATATTCAAAATTTGGAACCTGATTAAAATAGTTTGACATTTTAGAAACCTAATGATTGATCGTTATCATCTTCATAATCATTATTAAATACTGGTTCGAGTTCAGAGAATGTTAATGACATCTGATATGATGCCATAGTTCCATCATAATATGTTGCATAAGAACCTTCTGGCGTGTACTGAACATTGCAGGATTGTAAACCACACTCTTTTATCTTTCCAATATATGGATGATCTTCTCCGTCTGCTCCTCTCAGTTTATATTGAATTTTAAATGTATGAGGTGATTTTAAAAATAGATTAGAATTCGATTTAATTGGACTCATACCTTGTTTGAAAAAACGAATGATACGAATCACATTCTCTGCTTCTTTTTTACTTCTTGGTGAAAGTTTAAACGAAAATGTAAATGGTCTTAATTGAGGACCTTTAAATAGGAGTTCCATATTTGGATTGATAACTGAACCCACAGTTCTTGACAACAAGTCTGATCCCTTTCCAATAGCAGCACCGGCCATCAATCCTGCTATTGCAGTTTTTACCTCTCCTTTGTTTCCTTGTACAGCGCCGAGGGTATTTTTAACTGTGCTTTTTGCCCCTTCCATGTCTCCTTGTATTCCTTGCAGTGCTAATATTCCTGCCGCAATTTCTAAGGGATTCATAGTACTAGATCCCCATTGAACAGCACTTGTGTCTTGAATATTTGATGGAACTGGAAGAATGACACTTCCTATTGATGTCCTGTTAGAATCTCTATCTCCAAAACCAAATTGACCACTAGATGATGTAATATTTTTTGGTTGGTATTGCAACATACTAAACATGATAATATCTTGTTTAGAGTTTCCTAGGCCCAGAGGATATACTATATTTTTACCAAATTTATTTCTTGCAGGTTTTGATTTTTTGGTTTGTTCCGAACTTGGTCTTGAAGTATCTCCTGTTTCTGATTTGGTCTCTGCAACAATTGGTGTATCTGTTGTGGCTGCTGGAGTTTTTTTAGTTTTTGGGTCAATAACTTTAGGAATTTTTGATTCCTTACTCAACCTTATTTTATCTTTTTCTGTAGCATTTTTGTTAATTATTGCTGCTCTTTGAGAATTATTTTGCTTTGCTAAATCTTTAGTAAAAACTTTTTGTACGTCTTTTTTAGATAGATTTGTTCGGTTTGCATTATTATATTTTTTTACAAATGCATCAGTGATTGTCCATTTATTTGGAGAACCAGGTTGAGAAGTTGCTATTATTGTTCTACCAAAGGCATTAAAAATACCTTCTTCTCCATATAAAGTTGCACCACCGGTCTTCAAATCCACTTCCAATCTACTATTAACTTTTCCAGTTTGATATGTGTTGGCACCTTTGGGATTGTTTGCCATTATAGACTATCTTTTTTTCTATTTAGTAAGTATCTTTGATAAGTTTGTAAGGTATAGAAAGTAAGTCTCCTAGTTCTTCATAATCAACAATATAAAGTTGACCTGCTATTTCTTCCCAAGTGTAATTTCTATATTTTCTAAGGTGAAAATTTTCTCCACGAAATCCCCAACGAAATACTTCTGTGCAAGCAATCAATGGATGTTGATCATATTTTATACGAGGTGTCTTTGCATTATAAACAAACGTATAAAACTTTCCTACCTCTGGTATAGGTGTGACAGTATCATTTAATACTTGCATAATTTCAAGCATCATATCTTCACGATCATTAGTTTTGTTATTCAGATCTGGAATGAGTTGTTCGATACGGTTCATTTGATTCCTAGTTCGTCTTCGGTTATAATTTTAAATTGGATTCTTCTGTCTTCACAAAACTCAACTGCTGCTTTCCACTTTGCTTGATTGACTGCATATGTTTTGCATTCATAAATGTAAGATTTGGTTTGTCTCTTTGATCTTTTTGGTGGCGTTGTTTGTTTTTTTGGTTTAACTTCAATTACATACGTCTTAATTGTGCCATAACTTTCTTTGACTTTCATTATGAAATCTGGAAAGTACTTATGGACTCTATTGTCAAGTGGTGAAATATATGGGATATAAAATTCTTCACTACCCCATTCAATAATGTTTTCATTTAAATCACAATATCTACAGAACTTTCTTTCCCAACTACTTCTTCATATGATATTATTATAATCACCTTTATATTTCTTTGGAAATGACGGTTTGTATTTACTTTTAATACTTTCTCTCATAC